CTGAAACTCAACCAATTGTTTATAGAAGTGGTTGGGAAAAAGACTTTGCTGAATGGTGTGACAATACATCAGCTATCTATCGTTGGGGTTCAGAGGTTATAAAAATACTTTATAAAGACCCTATTAGAAACAGAATGAGTTTTTATGTTCCAGATTTTTACGTTGAATATCTTGATGACTTAAAAAGACCTCATAAAGTATTGATAGAAATAAAACCATTGAAAGAAACCACTTTGAAAGAGACATCAAATGGATATGATAAACTAATGGTAGCAAAAAATTCAATGAAATGGGCTGCCGCAATACAGTATTGTAAAAAAAGAGGTATTGAGTTTAAAGTGATGCACGAGCATAATCTCGGAATAGGTCAATAAATATTGTCATAATAAGGAGTTAATTATGACATCTGCAGCAAAAGCCAAAGGAAATTCATGGGAAAGAGAGTGTGCTAAATTGCTCTCTGATATATTTGGGTATCATTTTGAAAGAAATAAAAATGGTTCAGGAGCATTTACTGGTGGAAGAAATGCGACAAGAAGAAGCTATTTGTCAGCAACACAGTTGTTATCATTTAAAGCCGATGTTTTGCCACCAGAAGAGATGTCAAAGACTTGCATAGAGTGTAAGTTTTATAAAGAGTTTCCGTTTCATCATTTCTTGATAGATAAACCAATACCATTGTTAGATGACTGGATAGAGCAACAATATGATGCAATAGATGAAGGAGACTTTTGGTTTATAGCATTTAAGATAAACCGTTGTGGCTCATTTATTGCTATACCAACATCTGAGTGTGATTTCGTTGGTGAAGATAAGTTTAGTCATTCCTTGTACTATCATAAAGGAAAAGAGTTTTTAGTAACTGATTTAGAAGGGTTTTTAAGAAGATATAAAGACCAAATCTTTGAAAAGTGTCATTAGACCTTATATATTTTGTGCTTATAATTATCAACCCATTCATTACTTCCATGGAATCGTGATTCATTATCAGGTGGAAACCAAAAGTTTTCAACCATTATAGGTGAACCTTTAATTAATTCTATTTCATCTTCATAGCTGTAATATGTTAGCTGTGAACGCTTCATTAATGTATTTGGAAGATTGACAGCATCTCTTGGAACTTTTGCTTCAATAATCATACAAAATTCATCAATGTAGTGTTCTTGATTTCCAAATTCTTCTGCCTTATCAAAATGTGGTGTCCAGCATACACCTAAATGAATATTGTCATTTTTTAAAATATGGTCGCCAAAATCTTCAGGTTTAAGTTTAGTTAACTTTTTACTAGACGCACGATTTTTATTATAATCAAAATGAACAAAACGATATAAGGTCATAGGATTACCCAAAGACTCAATGAATGTATAAGTCTCTTTAAACTCCTTCATGCAGAATTTTTCAATATATTTACGAGCATATGGATGTTCCATAACATACCAAGCATCAACTGCTCCCCAATCAATAGTTGGATGTTGTTCTTGATACCATTTTAAAAATTCAGGATTTTGATATGTAGCCATATGTGCATCTTGTTTTGGTTTTTCTTTAGTAATGTAATCAGCCAAAATTAAGTCTTTAACTTCTTGAGGAAGGTTTAATAAACGAATTTCATAAGCATCTTCGGCAGAAGCATCGAGATTAGGATTTTCTTCATTAATGATTGCATCAATGATTTTATCATAATCTTTCTTCTTCCAATTATCCATGGAAAACTTTTCGTTAAGGATATATGCTTCATCTAATAACATAATATCACCTTTTCAATATTGCCTAAATGATAGCTCATAATGCTTCTTGTGTAAGCATTGTCGTAATGTGCATCCCATCCTTCATAATATTCGGGATCATATTTTGGGTTCAAAGGTGTAGGTACATATAAACCATTGGTATAATCATGGTTAACATCATTTACGGAGACTGTATGTGCGTGTGACACGGTTTGAGTCTTTTGGTCAATGATATGAAGGTATGATTTTCTATCAAGTTTACCTCTTAACCATAAGTAGTTACCATTAACGTTATAAATGCGATTATCATGCTTAACAGGATTAAGGCTGAAATTATTCATTTCAACATAAGGTGTTTCATCAGTAAGAGGTATATTAAACCAATCTAAATCATCCTTTGGTTCGTCTTTTAATGACCCTTGAAGCCAAAATCTTCCAACAAAGTTAGTTGTATATAAACAAATAGTTTGACTTCTCTTATTTGTTCTTATGGAATCATATCCTATAGCTTTCACTGGTTTCCCAATGAAGTCAATCTTTCCAGACATATTAGGTAATAGAATAGTTGATTGCATTATTCATTCTCCATTGGATAACTACCATTAGATAAAAGTTTAACACCATTGTCTTTTTCAACATTGAATACCCATGTTTCTGGAGTACCATTTAAATAACCAACCTCACAATAAAAGTCCCAACCTTTGTCAACTTCTTGTGCTTCAATATTATACAAAGATAATCTTGGTTCTTTATCGAATATGGTTCTAATCTCTTCAACTATTGCTAGTTTTGTTGTTTCAGTTTTTGGTGTAAATATTCTGTCAATAATTGTTGAGCCAAAACTTGGGTCCCAATCACATTCACCCTTTCTTGTATTAAACTCCATTAAAATATCATGGAGAGCTAACTCTTTATCAGTAAGTACTTCCCATTCTTTGTTTTTAGTAGTATAACCAAGTGTTGTATCAAATGTGAACATAAAAAATCCTTCTTGTATAAAGATATTTATTGACATTTGACCCAAATATTGATATACTGATATTATAGCAAGAGTGAGAGAAATAATGAAATATATATTGTTTACAGATATACATTTTGGCAATAAGTCCAATTCAGATGAGTTTAATCAGCAATGTCTTGATTTCCTTGATTTTATCATTGATAAAACAAAAGATATGGATATTGATGGTGCAATCTTTTTAGGAGATTGGTATCACGTAAGACCTGCAACAAATAACAAGACACTAAAATATGGTACAGAAGGTCTATATAAGTTTGGACAATTGGCTAGAGGTAATGGTTATTTAATACTTGGTAATCATGATTTATACTATCGTAACAGAAGGGATGTTACAAGTGTTGTAATACCAGAAGGTGATATAGGGATTGAAGTAATATATGAACCATTGATGGTTGATAATATGCTTTTATGTCCTTGGTTAGTTGAGGGAGAATCATTACCCGAACTTATTGAAGAATATCATCCAGAATATGTTTTTTGTCACCCTGAAATACCAACGTTTTCATTGAATAAGATTACGAAGTATGATGGTGAGTTTAATCCAAGCGATTATGATGGTCCTAAACGTATTTGCTGCGGTCATTTTCATTTAAGACAAGAGAAGAATAACATTACATACATTGGCAACTGTTTTTCACATGATTTTTCAGATTCAAATGATTGGCATAATAAAGGTTTTGCGATACTTGATACTGAAACTAATGATATAGAGTATTATGAGTGGACAGATGCTCCTAAGTATTGTTCAACTTTTGTAAGTCAAATGGGTAGCATAGAGTTTGGTAGCAATATGATTCTTAAACTTATGAATGATACACCATTGACTCAAATTGACTTGAATAAGTTTGATGATGAATTGCGAAAAATACCACAAATAAAGGATGTTCTTATATATCCTGCTGAGATGTCTATTGAGAATGTAGATACCAACACATCGGAAATAACTAACATCGAAAATATTGATACATTGATTGTCGAATTAATTAATAAGATGGATATGGAGAATATATCAAACAATAAATTAATTGAAATATACAATGATTTGGAGATAAAATAACTCTTGACATTTTGTATCAATGATTATATACTACTAATAGATTAAATGATTTGGAGAAACGCTATGAAATCAACAGAAGTTAACAAAAGAGGTAAAGAGTTCTTTGATGTTAAGTTTGGTGATGATAAGAATGTCATCTATGTTAAAACAAGAACTGGTTACGAACATATGCTCGTAGATTATATTGATAATCACTATGGTGAGCAACATAAAAGTGTGTTTAAAATATTGCCAGAAGAATTTTTCAATGAAAATGGTATTGAGTTATTCAAGAAAAGAATGGAACGAGAAAAGAAAGAGTTCATGCTTGCTCAAGCCAGAATGAAGAAAATGTACAATAGATAGAAGGGTAAGAAGAAGTGATAGATAAGTTTTTTGATATTGTGTGTATTCTATCTTTACTCATACTTTTAATTCTAATTCCAATTATGATAATTTTATACGGGAGATAAAAATATATGACTAATATTGTTGAAGAAGTACAATTGGATTACTGTGATGTAATGATTAAACCGAAACGTTCAACACTTAATTCAAGAAGTGAACCAGATATTTATAGACAATATCGTTTTAAATATCCAAACTCTTTCCTCTATGAGCAAAATACCATTTATGGTAATGGTTTAATGGTAGCAAATATGGCAACAACTGGTACTTTTGCTATGGCAGAAGTTATGGCAAAAAATCTTATGTTTACTTGTCTTCATAAACATTATTCATTTGACGAATTGAAAGAGTTTCTTGAAAAGCATAAAGATGAAGAAATTGAATGTAAATATGAAGGGCAAAAAGCTATTACATATTTTCTTGATTATGTATTTGTTTCAACTGGTATTAAAGATGGTGATTATGAAAAGATTTGCAAAGTATTGGATTTAGGATACTGTAAAAATCTTTGTATTGATATTGCTAATGGATATATTCCTAAGTTGTTAGATTTCGTAAAAAAGATTCGTAAACAATATCCAAGACTTGTGATAATGGTTGGAAATGTTGTTACTGGAGATATGGTTCAAGATATTATATTAAGTGGTGCAGACATTGTTAAAATAGGTATTGGACCAGGTGCTAATTGTACTACTCGTAAAGAAACAGGTTGTGGAAGACCACAATTATCAGCGGTTATTGAATGTGCTGAAGCTGCTCATGCTGTTGATGGTATGATTTGTGCAGATGGTGGTATTACTTGTGTTGGTGATATTAACAAAGCATATGGTGCTGGTGCTGATTTTGTAATGGTTGGTTCATTAGTTGCTGGTAGTGATGAAGCAGATGGCGAAATTATTGAAAAAATGTATCGCACAAATGAATATGAATTTTATGAAGATGTTATTGATAAATGTATTAAAACTACTCCAGAAGAGCAATCTAATTTCACTAGAATAGAATACGAACCAGATAAACCGATATATGAAGTAAAAAAGTTCAAACTTGCCTATGGAATGAGTTCAAAGTTTGCTCAAGATAAACATTGGAATGGTATGGCAAAATACAGAACTTCTGAAGGTATTGTTACATTAAAACCTTATAGTGGACCAGTTCAAGACACAATTGATGAATATCTCGGTGGTTTAAGAAGTTGTATGACATATATTTCAGCAAGAAGATTGAAAGATATTCCTAAATGCTGTACTTTTTATCGTGCAAATCGTATCCTTAACAATGACGGTAAGGGAATCATGTAAATGAAAGCAAAACTTTTAAAACAACTATTAAACACAGAACGAACTGTACAAGAAACTGAAGAAAAGATATGCATAAGTAGTTATTGGGTACATGATTTGATTGCTGTTAACAAAGATACGTTGAAACTAAGTTATGCTATGGATGCGTTTAATGAAGGTAGAGAAGCATTAAAATCAAAAGAGTTAGAATCAATATGGGATAAACTCGAAAGTATGATAAAAGATGGTAGCATACGTGAGATAATTGATGGTAATGATTCTATTGAAGGTATGAAAGAATTTTACTATTATGATGGCGTTACTAAAAGTGTTATCAAAAGTTATGCAGATGAACCGCTTGAATATCCTAATGTTGATTATACTGGAAAAATAATATATGACAATAATCATTTTGAAACAGAAGAAGATGCTAAAAAATATGCTATTTCTAGATTAATATCATCATTGAGTTCCGAGGAAGAGTATTTAACTGATATGATAAGCAAAGAAGAACAAACATGTAAACGCATTAAAGAAATACATCAAGCATTGGAGAAATTAACAAAATGATGACATGTCCAGAAGATACTTTAGAAGAATGTAAAAAATGTATTCAGTGTGATATTTGTATGAATAAGTGCCCAATACATTTTTCTACTTCTAGTATTGTAACTCTTTATAAACATCAAAAATATAATACAGTGCATGATTTTATCTACAGTAATCATCCATTTCCAATTATTTGTGGTTATATATGCCCTAATCACTTTTGTATGAATAGTTGTCCCAAGAATGTTGATATAAAAGAATTACATAGACATTTAGCAGTTAGTTATAATTGGGAAGATGATGATAATGTTGAAAAGAATGGTAAAAAAATCGCTATTATTGGTGGTGGTGTATCTGGATTAACTGCTGCTTGGTACCTTCATAAACAAGGTTATACAATTGATTTATATGAAAAAAGTGATAAATTAGGTGGTGAATTAAATCTTATCCCAGAAGAGAGATTACCTAAAGATAAATTAAATATGGAAA